GATGGCACGCCGATCCTGATCCAGGTGACGGATGAAGGGCTGCGCGCCATTGGCATTGACCCTAATGAGGGGCGCGCGGTGCCAGACACGGCGCCACAGGGCGGAGACAACAAGACACCGCAGCAGGACGACGCGGTGGCGGAACAACCCGCCCAGGCCGCGCCCGAGGCGCCCAACATGGGAAGCGTGAACCTGCGCGAAGCCGCCGAGCGCTTGCTGGCAGCCTGGGAAGAAACGCCGCCGCCCAATGCCTCGCAGGACCCGATCACGCGCGCGATGGACATGCTGCGCAACGCGCTCTCACGCCGCGGCACGCGCGCGACAGGCGCGCCACGCAAGCCACGCGAGGGCACGAAGCAGGAAGTGGTGCTGGCGATGCTTCGCCGCCCTGAGGGCGCGACCGTGGCGCAAATTGCGGAGGCCACCGGCTGGGCGCAGCATACGGTGCGCGGGTTTTTCGCCGGACTGAAGAAGCGCCAGGGAATCACGGTGGAGATCGCCGAGCGCGTCCGCCAAGTGGGGCCGAACAAGCAGGGCGCCAAGGGGTCCTACACCGTCTACCGCGTGGCTGAATGAAGCTGCGCAGCCACAGCGGTATGAATGATTGCCAAGCCCAGGGATCATCGCGATCCCTGGCGCTTTATTGCCTTGGCTCACGCGAAACACAGCGCGAAGCGTCCGTCACGCAAGACGGAGAATGACGATGCGCACAGAAACTGAAACCCGCTGGATCGTGCTCGGCGCCGATGGCCGGCACGTTTCCTTGGGCCGTAGCGAACCCAGCGAGGCGGAAGTGATGGCCGCCAGCGATGCCCTTGCCGCGCAGGGGCTTTCTGGATGGCTGGCACGCATGCAGGGCGATTACTACAGCCGGGGGAAGGTGACGCTCGAACCCCTCAAGCGCATCGGCGCCGAACATGAAGCGGACTGGGAATTGGCCCTTGCCGCATTCCACGCAGCGCGCCACCGCGCCACTCACTGACGCCCTGAAACCTCACCAACGCGCGGCGGGAGGTCGCCGCCATGGCTGAACTGACACCTTCCACGCGCGAAGCCGCACGGCGCCTTGGCGTAAGCGACACCACCATGCACAAGGCCGAACGCACGGGGCGCATCGCGCGCGAGCCCGATGGCCAATGGGACATCGCCAAGACACGCACCCGACTGCAGGAAACCGCAGACCCGCAGCGCTCCCCGATTAGCGGCAGCGCGGCGGCCGAGGGCACGCCCTTTGCCCGCCTCAAGGTCGCGCAACTCGCGCTGAAGGTCGAAGCCCAGCGCCTCGCGCTCGACGAAAGCAAGGGCCGGCTGCTGGATGTCGCGACAGCCAATGCGACGATTGATGAAATCGCCAGCACCATGCGCGACGCGCTGCTGAATTGGCCCGCGCGCGTGGCGGGCGTCATTGCCGCCGAACTCGGCGTCGAGCCCCATCTGCTGCAAACCATCCTACAGCAGCACATCAACGAGCTTCTGACGGAGGCTTCCGATCGCTTCGACCCACCAGGCATCGGCGGCGAATGAAGGCCGCACGCGTGAACATGTGCGCCGCCGTGCCGGGGCCATGCTGCGTCCGCCACCGCAACTCACAGTATCCGCTTGGGCGGAGCAACACCGCATCCTGGGCAGCCGCGCATCCTCGGAACCTGGCCCCTGGCGCACGAGCCGGACGCCTTATCTCCGCGATGTGATGGATGCGCTGTCCGCCGTGCATCCGGCGCGGCGGATTGTGTTCATGAAGGGCGCGCAGGTGGGCGCGACCGAGGCAGGCAATAATTGGCTCGGCTATGTCCTGCATCACGTGCCAGCGCCGGTGCTGGCAGTGCAGCCCACTGTGGAACTGGCCAAGCGCTTCTCCCGCCAGCGCATTGATCCATTGCTGGAGGAAACACCGGCGCTGCGGGAACGCGTAGCACCTGCCCGCGCGCGCGACAGTGGCAATACGATGCTGTCCAAGGAATTCCCCGGCGGCATTCTGGTGCTGACGGGCGCCAATAGCGCGGTCGGGCTGCGTTCCATGCCGGCGAGGTTTTTGTTTCTGGATGAGGTGGATGCCTATCCCGGTGACATCGAAGGCGAAGGCGATCCGATTGCCTTGGCCGAGGCACGGGCGCGCACCTTCGGCTGGCGCAGGAAAGCCTTTCTGGTCTCAACGCCGACCATCGCCGGGCGCAGCCGGATTGAACGGGAATATGCTGCATCCGACCAGCGCCGCTATTTCCTGCCCTGTCCGTACTGCGGCGCCATGCAATGGCTGAAATTCGAACGCCTGATCTGGGAGAAGGGCGATCCGCGCAGCGTGCGCTATCATTGCGAGGACTGCGACACGCCGATCGAGGAACATCACAAGACTGCCATGCTCGCCGCCGGCGAATGGCGGCCGACGACATCGGCGGAAAACCCGCATACCATCGGCTTTCACATCTCGGCACTTTATTCCCCTGTCGGCTGGTTGTCCTGGGAGCAAATCGCGCGCGATTGGGAGGCAGCGCAGGGCAAGGCGGAGGATCTGAAAACCTTCCGCAACACGGTGCTCGGCGAGACCTGGCAGGATCGTGGCGAGGCACCGGATTGGGAACGCCTGGTGGAACGGCGCGAGGATTTTCGGCTTGGCGTTGTGGCGCATGACGCGCTGGTGCTGACGGCTGGTGTGGATGTGCAGGATGATCGGCTGGAATGCGATGTCTGGGCCTGGGCGGAGGGTTATTCCTCCTGGCTGGTTGATCACATCGTCATCGCCGGCAGCCCGCGTGAACGGGCGCCCTGGGATGCGCTGGCGGAATTGCTGGCGCGCGATTGGCCGCGTGCTGGTGGTGGCGCAATCCGCATTTCCAAGGCGTGTGTGGACACTGGCGGGCGCGACACGGCAGCGGTTTATGGCCATCTGCGGCGCCTGCGTGATCCACGCATTGCTCCAACTAAGGGCGTGGATGGGTGGAATCGCGCGCAGCCGGTGCAGGGCCCAACGCCCGTTGATGCGCTGGTGGATGGGCGAAAGCTGCGTCGTGGCTTGAAGCTTTGGACGGTGTCGGTTTCCACCTGGAAGGTTGATCTCTATCGCCGGCTTTGGCTTGGGCGTGGCGAGGCAGCAGAATTCCCGCCCGGCTGGGTGCATTTGCCGCAGGGGATTGAGGTTGAATGGGTCAAGCAGTTGGTGGCGGAGCAGTTGCACCAAGTGAAAGACCGGCGCGGCTTTGTGCGGCAGGAATGGGCGAAGCTGCGGGAGAGGAATGAGGCACTGGATTGCGCGGTGCTGGCGCGCGCGGCGCTGTGGTTGCTGGGCGCTGATCGGTATGGTGAGCGGTTCTGGCACAGGCTCCGTGAGGACATCGCGAATGCGCCGGTGGAAGTACTGGAGCATCCCCGGCCAGAACCGACACCGAATCCTGAACCAGCGCCACTGATACGCCGGCCTGGCTGGTTGGCGCCGCGTAGCGGTTGGCTGCGCTGATTACTTTCGGGAGGAAATCATGAGTAATGGGGAACTCCACGCGCGCGAGCGCGAGGATCTGTCGCTGCATGTCGAACGCTGTGCTGAGCGCTACACGGCGGTGCGTGCGGAAATCTGCGGCCTGCGCAAGCAGTCGCGCCGGATTGAGGGCGCGATCTGGGGCATCGTCGCTGTGCTGATCGCGCTTGGGGCGGGTGGTGCGCAGATCCTGCCAATCCTGCGCGCACTGGCGCGCGGCGCGGGCGGGTGATCCGCCTTGGACCCCGCAACCCTCGCCTGGGCGTTGGCGCAGCCCGTCGGCAGCCGCGCGGCCGTGCTGGCCTCTGCCTATACTGGCGGCGTCACACGCGTGACCTTCGAAGGCCGCACGGTGGAATATCGCAGCCTGGATGAATTGGGCCGGGCCATCGCCGCCCTTTACGGCGCGGAGAATGCCGCAGCACGGCGGCCGGGTGTGACACTCGCCAGTTTCACAAGGAACGCATGATGGAACAGACGCATTGGCAACCCACCACGCTGGCGGTTGCACTTGGCGTGCCGGATGAGGCCTTCCGCGCCTTCGCCCGGCTGCGCCAGATCGCCTGGGAGAAGGAACTCTCGCCGCCCGAAGCAGCAAGCCTCGCGCTCGCCTGGGTCGCAGCCGATCGCATTGCCTGCCATGGCGTCATCGCCGAGGCCGCCGGGGCTCTGCTTGATGCCGTGACCGAGGCCCCCGCCGAATGAAGCTTCACCTGCGCGCTGCCTGGAATGCCCTCCGGGGTTACGCCGCCGCGCAGGAGAACCGTGCCTCGACCTGGTCGCCCTCGGGCGGCAGCGCGAATGGCGAGGTCGGCATGGCCGCCGCAAGCGTTGCGCGCCGCGCGCGCGATGCAGTGCGCAATGATCCATA